GCCGGGGGCCCTGTTCAAGCAAGGAGTGCTGTATGGATAAGTTTTCAGGTAAAAGATATGCGCCCTCTGTCTCCTCTGAGTTCACACCCAGTGGAGCCTTAGTTCGCACTATCAATACCCAACAGCTTATTCGGTCGAGGCAGTTCGCCCAATCGTCAGTGAAAACTGCTGGTTGGCCGAGACGTCCGGCGCCCGAGAATCCGTACAGCCACAGTATAGTAGATTATCTACTACCTGTGTGTTCTAACTATTACCAACTGGCCTGGAATGGGAATAAGATTATTAATTCCCCCCAGACCGGAGGTGAGTTATGGGAGTACAACTCCTCTAGCTTGCCTACAGTGGTAATTTCCTACCCTGCAGGAGAAGCGGCAAACAAACTACTCCTTAAGATTAAGGATCAGAAGATCAATATTGCGCAAGCAGCGGCCGAAAGTCCGATGACTGTGCATATGATTGGAGATTCTGTCCGACGGATAGCTAATGCGTTTCTCCAGTTGAAGAAGTTCAACGTGGTAGGTGCGGTGAATACTCTCCGCATGAACGTCTCCCACAGTGACTACCGCAAACTTGTCAAGTTGGGTCGAACTCAACGAGCCAAGGGCGTTAGTGGGCCTCAGTTTGCCTCGAACACCTGGTTGGAGCTTCAGTATGGCTGGAAGCCTCTGCTCTCTGATATTTACGGAGCATGCGAACAGCTTGCTGACGCTCTTCACTCTGGTGATAGAGTCTTCTTTGAGACCTCTGCAACTGCAATGAACCGTTATACTATGGACGTGGTTTGGAACCCAAGCATATCCGGGGCCATAAGCTCCGGTCGTGCCAAGGGTTTTGCCCATTGCCGTAGTACGTATAAGGTTCGCTACAGGGTGAATTCCAATCTGTCGACTTTGTCGCAGTTGGGTGTCACCAATCCACTGTTGCTTGGCTGGGAACTTCTTCCGTACTCGTTTGTTGTCGATTGGGCTCTGCCCATAGGCAACTATTTGAGTACTCTCGATGCCACTGTCGGTTATAGTTTCGTGTCCGGCTCCTACACCCAAGGGTTGAAGGGGACGAACATCTATACTACGACCTTTCGTGGCACAAGAGACAGCGCCGGGACAGCTCATTATGGTACTCTCTGGTTTGAGCGCGTGAGAGATGGTAAGGACAGACTTGTCCTTAGTCAGTTTCCATCTCCCTCGTTCCCTCGGCCTAAGAGCCCGTTTTCGAGTAGTCACGTTACTTCGGCACTAGCTCTGCTACAACAGGCGTTCGGAAGAACTCCTGGTAGACTGTAGCAGTCCGCCCTTGAATCTCTCGGCTAAGACCGGGCGTTCGATTGCGGAACCGATAAACAACTACTAGGCCACGATGGCCTTGTCTATGGCAACTCAAGCGAATGTTGTCCTGACCGATGGGGCTGGTACCCCGGTCAACCACACTTTCAGTCCTCAGAACGGCCAAGTTGGCGATAGTCAACCAGCTGTTTGGCTGAATCGAGCCGCTAACAGTGGTGTCCTCGTCGGTTATGAGCAGCTTACCCAGCTGGTCAAACTCGGCAAGGGTTCCACCGGCGTCTCGCGTGTGACCCAAAAGCTGGTGCTCCCGACGCTTGCGGTTACATCTCCGCAGACCTCGACGGGTATCCAGCCGCCGCCGACCCTGGCTTACAGCAACTCGGTTGTAACTGAGTATGTTCTGCCTAACCAGGGTACGTCCGCAGAGCGAAAGAACCTCCGTGTGATGAACGTGGACCTTCAAGGTGAAGGGATCACGGTCGCCGCAGTGGAGAATCTCGAGCCGGCAACCTAACCGGCTTTCTCTGCGCGGTAGCCCTCCTATTATCGAATAAAGGAACCTGAATTATGTCAAAGTTCTACCAACCCGCAGTTTTCGAGAACACCTTCCGGTGTCACTCGCACCTCATTGTACTTCTCTTCGCCGCAAGGCGAGGATCCGCCGAGAGGCAGTTCGCTCGTGACTGGTACCATAAAATCTGCAAAGATAGTATGGGAAAGCCTCGAGCGCTCCGCCTCTTCCGCGTCTATCAATGTCTTTACGTTGATAGCTACAAGGTGGTGGCTGAGAGCTGGAAAGAGCTTCGGCACGTTCCAGGTTTCCTTAGTATCGAAGAGCGCGAGGTGGATATCTGGGCTTACCGTCAGTTTCTTCTGCAGTGGTACGCAGATCATGCTGACGATTATAACCTAGAGTACACCTTAGTTGCAGACCCGTTCACTGTTCGAGAGAACATGGACGTGCACTACAACCTGCTCGTAGATACTGCAGGCCTAACGCTGGCTAGCTTTCCAGCGTCCGACCTGAGATAAGGGAGGGTGAAACTTCTATGGCCGAGCCAAAGAAGCAAAGGCGGTGGTATGATATCCCGCAAGGAAAATCTTCGAGTGATTCGAAGATGCGTCAGGTTTCCGCCCAACTCTATGAGTCCCTGAACACGCCGATCTCACTCAGCTGCTATCTCCTTCTTAAATATCGGGAGGAGCGGCAACTGATCGAGAAGAGCGTTCGACCTATTGACTATCTCCAATCTGATTGGTCAAGATTTCGCGACGATTATCTTGCTGTTAGTTTTCTCAGCAAGTATCCGTCGTTTAAACTTGACTTCAACAGGGAGGAAGTAGCTTATAGGAAGTTCATGGATTCTGAGCTCACCTGCGCCAAAACGAACAGGAGGTTCCAATTGTCCTGGACGAGGCCCGAATTCGTGCCTCGCGAGTGCAGCGCTATTTTGGCGACTGCTGCTCGTAAAATTTCCAAGATTCTTGGTCCAGCACCGTCCGTTGCGGAGTTACGTGAGCTCGGTTGGGGTCCCGGTAGCACTACTGCTGTGGGGGGCGATGACACATCGCCTTACGCAAAATTCCGAGGCCGACTTGACGTTTCCGACAATTGCGTTGCTAGCGCTAAGTTCGCACTTAGTGCGTGTCCCGCATGGGTGAATTACCTCTCCGGTAACGGGGAGGTGCCATCCATAGAGTGCGATGCTGAGATCGATCTCACCATCGTTGCGGGAAGCAACCTGCTGTTTGTGCCGAAGAATGCAAAAACTGATAGGGCGATCTGTGTCGAACCTGCCTTGAATTCATTTATTCAACGCGGGATCGGCCGACAGATTCGGTCCGCCTTGAGGCGGGCCGGCTGCGACCTCTCTACTCAGCTTAACAATCAAGAGGCTGCTCGTAAGAGCAGCGTTGATGGGCGTTTGGCGACCCTTGACCTTTCGTCAGCAAGCGATAGCATCGCTTACTGCTTGGTCCAGGATCTCCTTCCCTTCGATTGGTTCGACCTGCTTGATTGCGCACGTTCCCCTACCACTTCGTACAAAGGGCGACTTATCCACCAGGGTAAGTTTAGCTCGATGGGAAATGGCTACACCTTCGAACTTGAAACGCTGATCTTCCTAGCAATAGCAAGATCAGTTGCTTCTTATCTGAAGGTTGACAGCTCGTCTATTCTTGTCTACGGGGACGACTTAGTTGTCCCAGTGGAAATTGTAGACCTGCTGGTGAACGTACTGGACTTCTGCGGTTTTAAACTTAATGCCGAAAAGTCGTATCATTCGAACTGCTCGGTGTTTCGTGAAAGCTGCGGGAAGGACTACTTCGACGGTCATGACGTTCGACCCATCTTTCTCAGAGAAGAACTTTCAAATGTTGAAAGCCTTTACAAGCTGGCTAATGCTCTCAGGCGTCTCGGTCATCGTCGTAATTTTGGTTACGGCTGTGATCGTCAGCTTTGGGAGTGTTGGTCAACTGTTGTACGTTGGGTACCAAAACACCTTCGGTACAAAATACCGGACGGTGTCGGTGACACCGGCCTCGTCTCAAATTGGGACGAAGCCTCACCGTCTCGAAACTCGCGTAAGCGAGGATTCGAGGGATGGACGTATAACTGCCTCGGAAGAGTCTCCGTCGGATACAGAATGACGGATGATCATCTGAAGTATGTAGTTGCCCTCTATGTCGCTGGACCGTGCGAACGGTCTCTTGATGAGATGGCAACCCTGAGGAGACGGACGAAGGTCGTCAAACAGCAAGGTCGGGTGAACGCTTGGCCCGATCTCGGGTCCTGGTACTAATCAGGATCTTTCCTCCTTTCCTTAATTGAACGGAGTGGTGGCGTAAGCCTTAA